CATATATGTTTAGTGAAGCAATTGAAATGAGAGAAACGCAACACAAAGTTTACCAACAGGCGTATGACAATTATGGTGGAACGGATGAAAGGAATAGAATACAGGCTGCATTGGAAGCATCACAAATGAAACGAGTTAAAGCATTGAAGTTAGAATTTGAAGCAAACAAAGATGAGCAGATGTTATTGTGGAAACTACGAAGTGAACTTACAAAAGAGTTCGGAAAGGATTTGTGGGATAAAGCAATGGAACGAAGTCGAGGTAAGGGTACATTGGAGGATTTATATATGTGGTATAAAAAACAATGTAAAATTGGTACAACAAAAAGTGAAATAGATATTCAATTAAAAAGAAAGAATACATATTTATCTTAAATGAAAGGAGAACCAATTATATTGCATATAGAATTAGGAAACGAATCAGTATCAAACTGGTTGTATCAAAATCAATATGTAATTTTTTCAGAACTAATCCGATATTCAAAAAAACTTATTAAAGAAAATTTAAATGCCATTCAAGCAATAATGGTATCTAATTCATCGGATAATATTGTATTCATTATTAAAAAAGATAATGTTAAATTGACATTGGATAAAGCTATGGATTATTTTCTAGAAATAGAAGAATATGAAAAATGTTCGGAAATAAGAGATTTATTAAATGAGTTATGATAATATTTAAAGAATTAAATAAAAAAAATGAAATATCCGATATTGAATTGGGTAGTATATCTTTATTAAATGCTAAATCATTATATGATGTATTTAAAACTGATAAAAATATTTTACATTTATTTTATAATGGTGGTTATGATTTCACCTCCATTGATGTGATTTTTGAATTAATGGAATATGATAAAGTTATTTTAGATTTTAGTGGAGCAGATGATTTCTTATTAAGATTTTATGATATGGATAATGTAAAATCTAAAATAAAAGCAAAAGAAATTATTATCATATCTAAAAATATATTTGAAAAACCTGGGTACATTTATAACGACCCAATTATGCATAGGATTAAAATATTAGATTTTCTTATTAGTAATGATATTAAAAATCATTTATATTTCTTTTTAGGTGGGCATGCTAGGTGGCATCGTTTATTATTTTTGAATAAACTTTTAAAAATAAACGCATTATCAAAATTAAATTGGTCTTTGCGAAGAGTTGAAGAAGAAACACCATCAATGGTAAGAACTTGTATTCCATTGGAATATATAAATCTTTATAAGGATTTAGAAATACACAAATATTTACCAAAGAGTTTGGACTTTGATATACATGACCAAGCATCATATCATAACTGGGGTGACGCATCTATATTTGATAATCCTGGTTATATTGCTAATTTAGATTTTTATTATAATAGTTACATTGAAATAATATCCGAAAGTGTTTTTGAATTAGCAATCAATCCGGCTAAAAAAGATAAAGAATATTTTATAGTATCGGAAAAAACATTCAAACCATTGGCATTGGGATTTCCTTTTATTGGATTAACATTACCAAAAACGTTTACAAAATTAAAAGAGTGGGGATTTAAATTGTTTGATGAATTAATTGATTATTCATTTGATGATGAATATGATGATAATAAAAGAATGGAAATTATTATTGAACAAATTTCCAATAACAATATAAAAGAAAACTTTAATATTCATTTTGAATCTATAAAAGAAAAACATTTACATAATAGAAAAGTGTTTTTAGAATTAAAAGAACGATTACTTAAAAATTATGAAAAAAATATCATTTAATAAATTAGAAAGAAATCAAGATGAATTGGGTAATTTTACATATTCATTTAGAACAATAAAAGACCACAACGAAGGTTTGACTGAATTGTTGGATTCCTTTGTTGAAAAGGGATATAAATTTGAACAAGTACATAATTCAAGTATAGATACAAATACATCAATTGTTGTCAGCATTAATGTAATTGATATGGAAGATGTTAATCTTTGTAAAGAAATTAATAAAATACTAAACATAGATTGTAAAAATATCTTTATAGAATTAAGTTGTTATGACCACCAAGAAATTGATATTAGATTTTATAATTTTTGTAGAGAAAATACAAATAAAGAATTGTGGTTTATAGATAAAAATATGTTGCAAGTTGCGGATGATTGTTTATTTTTTGAACACCATTGTTGGCATACAAATATGTATATGCCAAAATATAAAGATTCATTTATTCAATTGAATACTTGGTCTGAGAAATTTCAAAAACCACACAAAGGATTATTTTTAGCAGGACATATTAGATTTCATAAAATAGAATTACTTAATTATTTATATGAAAATAATTTATTAGATGAAAATTTCATATGGAGTTCAACCGATGAGACATTTCAATCGGGTATGTTTAGAGAATTTATTCCAGAAAGAGATGATGCAGAATATAGAACTTTTAAAATATTAGAAAGAATACCTAATATGCAAGATTTTAATTTATTTGATGAATGGAAATATCATAACTACCCAGCTCACATAAATTATATGAATTATTTTAATACATATTTTGAAATAATACCTGAAACTCATTTTTATGATAGAACAAACGTATCAGGTGGAACAAGAAATACTAGAAAAAATTGGATAAGTATAAGTGAAAAAACCTGTAAAGCATTAAGAATGAATATACCATTTGTAATGTTATCAAAATCAAACACAGTTAAATTACTTACTGAACGATTTGGATTTGATGTTTCGTTGGACTTTTGGAATCACTCATACGATGAAATTGAAGATGATAAGTTAAGAATGGAATCAATTAAATTAAAATTAAAATCAATATTAGAAATATCAAAAGAAGAGTTGCATGATTTTTATTACAAGTATTTTTACAATAAAAATAATAATCATATATTTATTGAAAATTTTTACAACAAACCTTTAGAAACAATTTTTAATAAATTTTAAAATGAAACAACAAATATTAAAACTAGTAAATCAAATAAAAGAGGACTTAAAAGCAATAGATAAAGATGGAGTTTCGCATCCATTAATTGATAGTGTTTATGAGAGATTAGAATTGATTGAAGATGAAATTTACGAAGATGATGCACAAGCAGATGCATTATCATTTGAGGATGAGGATTATTAAAACAAAACAAAATGAATAGGTTATTACAAGGTATCTTTTATGGTATCTTAGGACAGGTTTTTTCCTTTATGCAATTGCAGGGAAGTATAAAGTATGGTTGGTATCAAAAATATCCTATATTAATATTATTAAGTTCAATACCAGCAGCATGGTTTTACATTAAATCAGTAGAACATTTAGTTGCATGGGGTGATGGTCAATTGTGGCCGTCCCGTCTTATTGGATTTGGTATTGGTATGATTGTATTTGTACTTTTGAGTATGGTATTATTCAAAGAACCATTGACACTAAAAACATTAACTTGTTTAATGTTAGCAGCAAGTATTTTATTAGTACAAATATTTTGGAAATGATAAGAAAAATGGAGACCGCTAAAGTTGGTGAGGACTTATACGAAATAATAAAGAAGTTACCAATACAAAGATTTGCACAAGAAGTAACGGGTGAATATGCAGAAGCATTAAAAAAGTATTATGGAGTTGAAAAGATATTAAAATTTCATCAAACACAAGAATACTTATTCGTAAATTTAATAGAAGAATTACAAATACAAACAAATGATAACAAAGAAACAAGCGAAAGCAACAAATCGTAAAGCGATGGCTAACAAAACGAGAAGTGAACAATTAAAAAAGAAAAACTATCGTAGACATACATAAAATTCTTGCATGCCATGTGAAGTGGGATGTCTCTTTATTGAGGTGTCCCATTTTTATTTGGTAATGTCAAAAATTTATCGTATATTTAAGTATTAAAAAGAAATTATGTTTGATAAGTTAGTAGATTTATTAGTTAGATTTAGTATGGATATATTGCCATTTGTTATTGTAGAACAATGGAATGGTGCAGTACAATTAAGATTTGGAAAGTTTATAAAAGTATTATATCCTGGTATTCATTTTAAGATACCATTTTTTGACTCTATTATTGAATGTCCTGTTATTACTCAGTCAGTCAATTTACCCTCACAAACATTAACTACATTGGACGATGAAAGTATTGTATTAAAATCAATTATCAGATACAAAGTAAGTAATATACAAACGTACTTATTAAGTGTAATGCACGCAAATGATGTACTAATTGATACGACACAGGGTATAATTAGGGATGTGGTAGAAAGGACAACATGGAATAACTTAGTGGATGTAAACGAAACAATAACAAACGAAGTGAAAGAATATGTAGTTAGATGGGGAATTGAAGTTGAAGCAGTAACAATAACAGATTTGGGGATTGTAAAAAGTTTCCGTATATTTGGAGATGAAGGACAAGGAACAAAAATATTACCAAACGATATATAATGGATAAGAGATACGCAAAACAAATAATACAATGGGCAGAGGAAGCAAAAGAAACCTTAACCATTCGTAAAGAAATTATAATAGATGAAAATGTTACCGATGAAAAATTAGGTAATATTATTCGTATGATGTATAAAGCAAAAGTGGAAACACAAAACGAAACAATTTTAAAAACAAAAGAAAACACAAGATTATGAAAAAATGGGAAATAGCAAACAATAGAACACAAATAAATAAAGATATAGTAAATGTATTACCCTTTATTAAAGTATGGTATAGTAAAAATTACTTTTTTGAAACAGGAGTATTCACACCAGCATTTGGAATAGCAATTAGCTGGTTAAAATGGAATTACTATTTGACAATTCAACAAGGATATAAAAAATAAATAATGAAATCGGAAAAACTTATGGCACTTTACAAACGAAAAAAAGAATTGCAAGAGCAAATCATTTATTGGGAGAAATTTCAGGGAGTGAATTGGCTAGGTAAATGGGGCAGAAGTGTTAGGTTAGAGGTATTAAAAGAAAAGTTTGCAAAAATAGAAAAACAAATAACAAAATCAAAAAACAAAAAAGACGAAAATAAATAAGTTA